GGGGTCTTGAGCGTTTTAGGTACGGCGGTGACCCTTACGGGTCGTTCCGCATCGGGCTCCAGGAAGGAGACACGAGCAAGTTCCTCTTTATAAGAGGGACTGGGAAGGACAGTGTCCAGAAATGGAAACACTTCCTCCAACCTCAGGGGCCACTCGAGCTGATTGTACTTCTGGTTTCCCAGAAGCCGATCAGCCGTGACCCCAGGCCCGTGCTTAGGTAGAAGTGTGCCGTCGAGGAGCTCTCGCTCCACTTCAGTAAACACATCTGCCCAGAGGATAACCGACAACCGCTCGAATTCCCTAAGGAGTTCTGGCGGAGTTACCTGATCGGCTATTCTCACTTCCTCGTCTACTTGAACGTAACTGCGCATGGCGCCTTCAATCCTCCTCTTAGGAAGAGGATGAAGGACCTTGGCGTACATCAACGTAAGTTGACGGACAGCCAAGATGGAATCCACGCACGGTTCGTCAAGCAACCGTCCAGTACCACGGTCGAACACGCGATCGAGGAAACCCCCTAGAAATAGAGGGAGACCACCTTTCCAGGCAAAACCTTGGAAAAGGGAGCGATCCACCTTGCCTAGTTCAAGACTCCTTTCGAAGTCTTTACCAAAGCGAGGAAGAGTGATCATAAGAAACTGATCACCCTCATGTTCGACACGCCTCTCGAGCTTTTTATAGTCGAGAGTGGTGCTAGTGTGACACCAACCGGCTAGTTCATCAGCCAGTTGCTTCCACAGGACCATCAGGCTTTTCAACGTTCCCTCCAATGGGGGGTAGCGTTCCCTAGCCTATCAAGATCCGACTACACACATATCCGCTGGGTCGATGTCATAGACACCGGCCCCTGCCGCACCGAACACCATCCCACAAAGGGTGAGTGTCACGACGGACAGGGTGTGTGCGAGTGTTCGCGACAAGTCATTCTGTCGCCGGCGTCCAGCCGGCTTAGACATGACTAGTTTTCTCCACCCAGAAGCTGGGTGGCGCGAGCTCCAGACGTCGCAGTCAGGTACGCTGTCAAAGCGTCCACGATCTGCTTCGCCTCAGCGATAGTGTACCCCACGTCCGGAAAATCCGTGACAATGTGGACACTACCGTTGTACTGGTTGTTGACTCCCGCCAGAAGCGGGTCGGCAGCAACCTTGCGGTGATCAAGCCGAAGCATACGGCGAGCCCTACCCTTCCCATAACTGTGGGAAACGGTGAGCTTGACCGTAGCGTCATCCTTCTGGAAGACGCC